GCATCCCAACTATTCTGAATATCTCGAATTAATGCTGTTAATGACATATTCGATGTATATGAACAAGATATACAAAGGAAGCAAAGAAACATTCAAAGCAATAAGCGAAGATGCGGTTAACAAAGCAAAAAAAGAGATGAACAGAGAACCGATTTTACCATTCATACTGACGTGGGCATTAATTGAAAAGTATCTCATAGTAACAACATTGAATATGAAGCTTAAAGCCTATTTACAGTTGCTCTGCCAATATAACTGGCAAGAAGCATATAGATTATTTGTGCAAACAAAACAGGCTCCTAACAGCTTTAAAACAACTGAGAGAGCAATGGCCGATTTGCTATCAAAACAGCAACATAGAATCATTAACATAAAAGGTGATAGAGAAAGCGGAGTAATGGTAGATGTCGGTAGAGAAGTGTGGAACAGAATGTACTTAGAGCCATACAGAGAAGAAAATGTACAGGTAAGGTTCATAGCCGAGATAGACAGAGCCACAACCAAAATGTGTAGGAGTATGGATAATATGCTGTTTTACACGAATGATTGGAACAGGTATTACAGGTACAGCGATATGGATGGAAGAGATGTTTTATACACAACATTCGGCCTTGTTACTGGAGAGAACTTGCCACCAATCAACAATCATTTTCACTGGTGCAGAAGTACAATTACATATATGACAGATGCACCAAGAGAAGATATCAACAGGATGTTACATCCGAATGATAGATAGCTGAGAAATCAGCTTTTTTAATGGCTAAACAAAGAACACGCAGGGCATAGAACTGTGTGGGCGGAAGGGAGAAAGAAATGCCAGAAGAAAATATCAAAACTGAAGACACCAATAAGGCGGAAAAGGTTGAGACAAAACCACTTACATTTGATGAATTGCTCAAGGACAAAGCGTATCAGAGTGAGTTTGATAAGCGAGTTACAAAAGCGTTAGAAACAGCAAAGACTAAGTGGGAACAGGAAGCGGTTGTTCAGAAAAATGAGGCTGAAAGATTGGCGAAGATGACCGAAGAAGAAAGGCACGCTGAAGAACTGAAGAAAGTTCAAAAAGAGAAAGAAGAAGCATTGGCAAAGTTAAACGCTTATGAACTTAAAGGACAGGCGGTGAAAATTGCTAATGAAAAGAGCATTGATGTTGCGTTAGTTGATTTAATTGACTTCACCAAGGAAACAGCAGACAGCGTTAAAGATAAGATTGATATTATCGAAAAGGCGTTCAAGAAAGCTGTTGAAGATGGAGTTAACAATAGGTTGAAACAACCAGCACCAACAAATCACGCTGTTAATCTTACAACAGCAGACCAGTCCTATTTGGACGCAAAGTACAAAGATAATCCATATTACAAAAGGAAGAGAGGAAAATAACATATGTCAGTTTTATACGGAAGTTTAAATGTAGATGAAAAGTACGCATCAGCGATTGAACCAAATCTTTACAGCGATACAGTTTTAATCCCAGGCGTCACTTACACAGATAAGTATGAAGAAGGCCCAGCAGGTCAGATTTTCATTCACAAGTTACAGAAGGGCACAGCAATTGCTCCAGGTACTCCAGGCAGAGATTTCACAGATGAAACATTAGCAGATGACCTGATTGCTATTCAAATGAACAACAATTTCCAGAAGTCTACCAAGATTTATGGCGTACAGGCAAATGCTGTTGCATTCAATGTAGCAGAAGAAAAGCTTGCTCAGTCATTAGCAATGGTAAGAGAAGGCAGACAGTATTCTGGTTTAGCTTGCTTAGTTGAAGAAGGCACAGTATTAGATGATACAACAGCCGTAACTAAGGCAAATGCTGTTGATAAGTTAATTGCAATGCGTAAGGAAGTAAAGGACAACAAGGGCATCGTTGATGTAGCTTTAGTTAACACAGAAGTATACGCATTCTTACTGGCTAACTTAGGCTTTACTCAGAACAGTGACCCAGCAATTGTTAACGCTGAATTAATCAGAAGATTCGGTATGAACATTATTGAGTGCAACTCATTCGATACAGCAACAGCTAAGTATTACAACTATGCTGGAACATTAAAAACAGTTGATTTAACAAAGGTAGAAATGGTTGTTTACTGGCACGAAGCTCTGTCAATCATTGATAACTTTGAAATGTACCGCTTAGTTGACAGTGAGAACTTTGCTGGCGTTAAGGCTCAGGTAGAAGAAAACGTTGGTTTCAGAGTAACAACAGCATCTCAGGTATTAGTTAAGACACACGCATAAGAAAGGTAGGGCATTGTTATGGCAACTAAAGAATCAATATATGAACAGGTGGTTAGAGACTTAGGCGTTAACTATAACGTAGAAGATGGAAACGTACTTCAAGATATAATTGATGACGTCATTAACGATGCCCTCATTATGTCTAACAGAGACATCAAAATCACAGATGATGAATCAAAAGAAACACAATTAGATATCTTGGCAAGCAACATCAAAAAGGCTGTAAAAACAATCTATTTGCAACGTGGTGTTGAGGATGTGAAAAGCAATTCCCAGAGCGGATTATCAAACACTTATGATGATGTTATGGACACTATGCTGAAAGATATTGTCAGACAAAATAAGAGGGTTTTGAGATGAAGCAATTAAGAAGGCTCAGCGAAGTCACATTGCAGAAATCAACCAAGGCTAAACAGCCAAATGGGACTACATTGCAGACATATAACGACATAGCAGTATTCAAGGTGATTGAGCAAGAAATCACAGACAAGGTATTTAGTTCCATTTATGGAGCTAACATATCAAAGATGCTCAGGCTTGCATCTCCCCATACAAGCCTTGAGCGTTTTTTACAAAGCAAGAGTAACGATACAGCAGACAACATCTCTCTTTATTACATCCTGATAGGCAACAAGCGATACAGGGTGGTATCAGCTTACAACAATTGGGTTGATATAGAATTCTATGAGACGAATAGAGCAGTTTACTAAAGACTTAACCAACTATTCCAACAGAGTAAAAAAGAGAGTAATGGTGGCTCAGCAAGAAGCTTGCCAAAAAATATGCAGAGACATAAAGCGTGGTGCTCCAGTTAGAACAGGTGCTTATAGAGATAGCATAAAGGTGTCGCAAACATACCAACTCCGTAACCGAGTAATTACTAGAATATACAGCACAATGGTATTAGGCGGTGACAATCCAACGTGGCAGAAATATCCGCTTGCATTGATTATTGAGAACGGAACAAAACCTCATTACATAACACCGAAAAATCCAGAAGGAGTATTGCGGTGGGAAGATGATGAAGGAGTACACTTTGCCAAGTGGGTTTGGCATCCAGGTACAATAGCAAATCCTCATTGGAGCAGAGCAATATCACGTAACCAAGACTATTACAGAAGAAAGATTAACAAGGCGATAAAGAACAAATGAAAAACTTAAGAACATTGATACAGGAAGCATTAGACATTGAAGGGCTTGAGGCTGGCGTACCTATTCCTGACGATTTAGTTGTGGATGGTGAAACATATTTCGGCTACACATTAGACCAAGGATTTATTGACAGCGATTTTGACAGGAACTATTCAATGAGAATCAATCTCAATGGACACCTTGTACGCAAGAACAATTCCGAAGAAAACACCTTGGCTATTATGGATGATATGCTGGAGAAGATTAAAGAAGCATTAAAGTCTCTGAATATGAAATATGATTACAGCGATGTGACTATTGATGACAATGTTAGAAAGATACATATCACAGCAACAGTTAGGTATAACGAAATCAACTATTGGTTGATTTAGAAAGGATAGATAATGGCAGAATACAATATTTTAAACGGTACAAAGGTACAGTATAGTGAAACAGAAGCAGGCACTTATACTGACCTTATCGGTGTAAAGACATTGCCTGACTTTGGCTCAACTCCAAACAAGGTTGATACAACTACATTAGACAACACCGTTTATGAAACAAATATTAACGGATTAATCCCAGCCTTAGACTTAACATATGAACTGAACCTAGAAGCTCCAAGTGCAACAGCAAATATCAAGAAAGTATATGATATGGCACAGAGCGACACAGCATACTTCTGGAAGGTTACTTTAAGGAGCGGTATCGTTATTACATACAAGTCAAAGGTTAAATACGGAATCAAGGGTGGTTCTTCTGAAGATTTAGAAACATTTGAAATGTATCACGCTCCAGAGGAAGGCATTACAGTAACAGTAAGTGTATAAGGGAGAAGCCTAACTTCTCCCTTTTTTATGAATAAAGGAGAAATAGAATGAGATATCACACAATAGAAGTAGATGGAAAAGAATATAACTTCAGATTAAATGCTGACGAAATCGAAAACATTGAAAAGACGTTAAAAGTTAAGATGCTTGATTATGTACAGGACTATTCTGTGACAACAATCATTTACTTATTGCAGAGAATGTGGAAACAGGAAGATGGACATAGAACTTCACACGATGAAGCGGTTGAGCTGTTTGATACATTAGTTGACAATGACTTTGCTATTGAAACAATGGCAAAAGAAATCATCTATCCAACCTGTGTAGTGAGTGGGCTTTTAACGAAAAGCGACCTGAACAAGGCCTTGAGCAAAGCCGAGGAACAGGCAACGCAGAATTAGATGTAACAGAGTTAATTCACCTGTTATATGGTGAGTTATGCAAATATGGATATCTAATAACGGATTTGTATGACCTAACTATTTCAGAGATGAATGAAATGTTAGAAGCAAGGAAGAAGGGACAGGCGTACAGTATATGGAAACAGGCTGGTTTAATTGCATCAGCTTGTTTTAACAAGAAGTACCCAGAAACTCCAGAACTGGCAAGTCCTGAATTATATCCACCTAAAAAGAAATACAAAATGCCTGACTTCTTAAAAAAGGCTAGAAAGGAGAATGGCAATGGATAATGAGGCATATGTAGCAAAGCTAGATATTGACCTATCATTGTGGGACAAAAGAATTAACCAAGCGAAAGCACAGTTTGACGGATTAACTGAAGCAACAAAAAAGAAGTTTAAACTAGACTTTGATACTAAAACAAGTAATGTTGAAGACACAGGAAATCTGTTGAGAGAGCAAGAGGGTTTTTTGAAGTCCTTACAATCCGAATGGAACAAGCTTGATGAAGTAATATCAAGCGGTAAAGCAACAACAGAACAGATAAGCAGATACAATTATCTTACGAGTGCAATACATAGGGCAGAAGATGCACTAAAAAGCCTACAAAGTGAGTACGTAACCAGTGCAAACGAAACAGTAAACTACCCTAGTAAAATAGCGAATGTATTTGACCGCTTAAAACAGAGTGTAGAAAAATCAAAATCATCAATGGCTGGAGTGTTCAACCATATCAGAAAAAGCGTTCTCAGATTAGGAATGAGTATTGTTGGTGTCAGGTCAGCATTTGCTTTCTTTAGGAAAGTCGTTAACACGGCATTGTCAAACAACATAGACTTAACAAACAAAATGAACGCTATCTGGCAGGCGTTAGGGAACGCCATTACTCCTATACTAGAAAGAATCGTAAACTTTTTAGTTACTGCACTTTCGTATTTTAACGTGTTTTTAAAGGCTGTATCAGGCGGAAAGATAGACTTGTTAGCAAAGACCAGTGCTAGTGCAAAATCAACGGCTGGTTCGCTTAAAGAAGCTAATAAATACTTAGCTGGATTTGATGAACTTAACAACGTTGACGAACAGACAGGAAGTGGCGGTTCAGCTGGAGCAAGTGTAGCCGACCCATTTGCTGGCATTGAAGTAGATACAGGATGGGCTGATAAAATACAAGCATTTGGTGAATGGGTACAGATTAATTGGCCTTTAGTTATTGGCTTATTAGCTGGTACATGGCTTGCTTTCAGTCCGCTTACAGAAGGCTTTAAGATATGGGATAAGTTAGGCATAGTCCTTATAATTGCTGGTATTGCAGAAGGATTTAAGGGTATACATGATTTTGTAAACGGCATCAAGACAGGAAACCTTGATTTGGTTGCACAGGGCTTGAGAGAAATAGCGTTAGGAATTGGCTTGGTATCACTTGGCTTAATGTTACTAACTAACAGTATGACAGGATGGTACGGCATAGCGATTGCCATTGTACTTGCGTTTGCTAGTTATGTTATAGAACATTGGGATGAAATCAAAGAAGGATTCCAGATTCTATGGGATAAAATCGTTGAAGGTGTAACACAGATAAGAGATTGGTTTGTTGAGAAATGGAACAACATTTCTTACGCTGTTTCTGAATGTTGGAAAAGCATCAAAGACAATTGGGATGCTCTGAAGCAGAGGGTATCTGATGGCGTACAGGCTGTAAGAGATTGGTTTGTCGAGAAGTGGAACAACATCAGTTATGCTTGGGGTGAGATTACAAAATCAATGAAAGACCAGTGGGAAGGCTTCAAAGACAAGATTAAGAGCGGAGCGGAAGCAATTGGTGGTTTCTTTAGTGGTATATGGCAAGGTGCTAAGGAAATGGCTAACAACGTCATTGGCTATGTAGAAAGCATGATTAACAAAGTAATTAGTGGCGTTAACTCATTGATTAGAGGCATCAACAGAATTCACTTTACAACGCCTGATTGGATTCCATTAATTGGTGGTAAATCATTTGGCTTTAACATTGGGCAGATTAACTCAGTTGTTTTACCTAGATTAGACACAGGCACTAACTATGTACCATCTGACCAGTTAGCAATGATACATAAAGGTGAAGCTGTTATTCCAAAGAAATTCAATTCACAGGAATACTTTGGTGGTAACAGTGAAATGGCTGAGAAGCTGGATGTATTAATAGAAGCTGTTAACAATATTGATTTGCATCCATACATCACAGTAAAGGATGTTGGACAGGCAAGCGTAAGTTATCAGAACTCACAGTACAGATTAAGAGGAAGGAGCTTAGTAAATGGCTAGTTTAATTTGGGAAGCTAGAATTGGTTCAAGCGGAACATATCAGCAGATGAAAAGCCCTTCTTCTTACAAGATTGATTGGGAAGATTTAGACAAGAACAGTTATCGTTCTACAATTAACGGCAACCTGTTCAGGCATCCACTATCAAAGCATTGGTACAAAATAGCGTTCAGCTGGAATTATCTGACAGCAAGTGAAGTAAAAACCATAGTTGAAAAGGTAAATCAGGACAACTTGTATATCAGGTGTCAGAGTCCAGCTTTCGGTACAAGTAGCACGGTAATATTACAGGGCTATGTATCAAAAATAAGCACAGAAATGTTAGAAGGGCAGATTGGTTACACTCTGTCTTTTAATTTTGTTGAAAGT